CGTCAAGACCTATCCGAATCGCCTTAATGGACGAGATCGACCGCTATCCGGCCAGCGCTGGAACAGAAGGAAACCCGATCAAGTTAGCTGAAAAGCGAACGACAACCTTCTGGAATCGTAAAAAAATAAAGGTTTCAACGCCGACAATCAAAGGACAGAGCCAGATCGAAGCCGAATTCCTAACCGGATCACAAGAAGAATGGTGCGTTCCTTGCCCTTGTTGTGGAAAATACCAGCCTTACGAATGGGGAAGGATTCATTTTTCAGATGTGACGATGGAATGTAAATTTTGCGGCGAACATATTTCCGAAGTTGACTGGAAACAGCAAAAAGGAAAGTATATCGCAAAATTTCCGGACAGAAAGCGAAAAAGAAGCTTTCACCTTAACGAATTAGCGTCGCCATGGAAACACTGGGAAGAAATTATCCGGGAATTCAGGGAAGCACAAAAGGAATTGAAGGAAAACGGCGACATTAACAAAATGAAAACCTGGATCAATACGACGCTTGGCGAAACATGGGAAGAACGCGGCAAAAGTGCCGACGATGATTCTATCATCGGACGCCGCGAAAGATACGAAGCAGACATTCCGGACGGTGCTGTCGTTCTCACGGCCGGCGTGGACGTTCAGGACGACCGTTTCGAAATCGAGATCACCGGCTGGGGCCGCGGTTATGAATCGTGGGGCATTAAGTACGATAAGATTTTCGGCGACCTGGAAAAAGAAGAAACCTGGGATCTTCTGGAAAACTATCTTGATAAAGAATTTTACTTTGCTTCCGGAAGTTCGCTTCTGATCGCTTGCACTTGCATAGATACCGGCGGCCATTTCACGACACAATGTTACAAATGGCTGAAAAAAATGGAGCGAAAAAGCAAAAGGATTTACGGTGTTAAGGGTATGGGTGGCCAAGGTATTCCACTTATACACAAGTTATCCACAAACAACCAGCTAAAAGTTAAGGTTTTTATCCTGGGTGTGGATTCCGGAAAAGAAATACTTATGACGCGGCTTAATACGGTTGACGAAGGGCCGGGGTATTGCCATTTTCCGATCAATGCCGACCGCGGATATAACGAAACCTACATAAAGGGGCTTAACAGTGAGCAACGTGTCGTTCACATAAAAGACGGGCGCCCGGTTATCAAGTGGGTAAAGAAAGCCGGCGGAATCAGAAACGAACCGCTGGATCTTCGAAACTATTCCACAGCCGCGGTCGAGATCCTACGTCCTGACTGGGACGTTCTGGAATCGAAGGTCAAGGCCGGAATTAACTACATGAAAAGACAACCGGCAAAAAAGACCGGAAAACGAAAAACTGGCGCCTTAAACCGCGGCGTCCAGTTGTAAGGCGGTGAAATATGTTAAGCAACACACAGAAGGAACGCCTGGAACGTTATAAATCCAGGCTGAATATGTACCTGGAAGCGGAAGAAGCTGTTCTTCTTAACCAGGAATACACGATCGGGACGAAAAGCTTAAAACGTGCCGATCTTGGAACTATCCGGGCGGCTATTAAAGACCTGGAAAAACAGATTGATTTATTAGAATC